TTTATGGGTGGATTATATTTTTCTTGAAAACGAAGAACGCCGAAAATTCGCCAGCAATAGTTTAGAATATTTAATTGAGCAATTACAAGTGAATACGATTGGAGTCGACCAAAAAAATGTTATTATTCCAATGACATTTAATCATCCAGTTAAGGAAATAATTTGGGTTCTTCAGACGGATAAAATTTATCAACTGGGTGCAAATAAGTCATATGAATATTTTGATTTCAGTAATGGTGAGCCTATCCCAGGTGATACAATAGATGAAGCAACAATTCGAATGGAGGGTCAAGAAAGATTTAAAAAAAGAGAGCCTTTTGTATTTAGGGTACTACAACCATATCAATATCATACACGTGTTCCCCGCAACTTCATATATCTTTATAGTTTCTGCTTCCAGCCGGAAATTCACCAACCAACGGGGACATGTAATTTTAGTAGGCTGGATGATGCGAGCCTAGAACTTACTTTAAATAAATGTGTAATTCAGAAAAATACCCAATTAAATATTTATGCTACAAATTATAATGTATTACGTATTGAAGCCGGTATTTCTGGATTACGTATTGATGCAGGTCCTTTAGAATTAGATTTTGATGCAGAAGTTGAAGTACCATCTAAAGTTAAACCGAAACCTTCAAAAAAAAAGCAACCTGGAACAAAAATTTATGGAAATTTTTGTGGTCCACAATATTGTGGTGGTGAAAAGAAATTAAAAGCTGAAAATAATTGTGATTATAGTGTTGAACCAATAGATGAGCTTGATGCTTGTTGTAAAGTTCATGACCAATGTTGTGGTGATGAAAGCACAAGAGGAACAAATTGTAATAAAGAAATTTTATCTTGTGTAAAGAATGCAAAAACCAGTGGGATTAAGTCTAAATTAGCAAAAGCAGCCATTACAGCTACATTTGCGTTAGGTCAAGATTCTGTATGTGGTGATATACCAAAAGATATTGTAAATAAATTTAAGAGTAAAATAAAAAATATTTTCTAAAATTTTATAATTATTTGATAGAGTGAATACTTAAAAAATTTATTCCAATATAGAATATGCCAGGTGGCTTAATACAATTAGCAGCATATGGTCCGCAAGATGTTTATTTAACAGGGAATCCACAAATTACTTTTTTCGTAGCTGTTTATAAGAGATATACAAATTTTGCAATTGAGAGCATCCAAAAAATGTTTTATGGTAATGCTAATTTTGGGAATACAGTTTATTGTGATATTGACCCCAATGCAGATTTAGTCCACCAAATATTTTTAAATATACGTCTCCCCAATTTAAATACTGAACCCCAGAATAATCCTGATTATACAGTTAGTTGGGTGAATGGAATAGGGCATGCTATTATTCGCCATGTTGATATAGAAATAGGTGGGCAAATTATTGACCGTCATTTTGGTCAATGGCTGGAAATATGGAGTGAGCTTACCCTAACAGCAGAGGATGAATATGCCTATAATTTAATGGTGGGCAAGGAACTCAATTTTAATACTGATTCACAACCAGGTCCCCTTAATTTATATGTGCCACTTCAATTTTGGTTTAATCGATATATTGGAATGTCATTGCCACTCATAGCATTGCAATACAGTAAAGTCCGCATTGTGGTGGCTTTTCGTCAGTTTGATGAACTATGGATATCTAGTAATGGTTTGCCACCTGGGCTAGGAGGAAAGGATAGTTCTATTGTGCAAGGGAAGAGCATAATAGAGACGAGTCTATGGGTGGATTATATTTTCCTAGAGAACGAAGAGCGTCGTAAATTCGCGAGCTGTAGCCTGGAATATCTGATTGAACAATTGCAAGTGAATACGATAGGAGTCGACCAAAAAGATGTTATTATTCCAATGACATTCAATCATCCAGTTAAGGAAATAATTTGGGTCCTCCAGACGGACAAAATTTATCAGTTGGGTGCCAATAAATCCTATGAGTATTTTGATTTTAGCAATGGTGAGCCCATCCCAGGGGATACAATAGATAAGGCGACCATTCGCATGGAGGGTCAAGAGAGATTTAGAAGAAGGGAGCCCTTTGTGTTCCGGGTGCTACAACCCTATCAGTATCATACGCGAGTCCCCAGGAACTTTATATATATCTATAGTTTCTGCTTCCAGCCGGAAATCCACCAGCCAACTGGGACGTGTAATTTTAGCAGATTGGACAATTCAAGTCTAGAATTGACATTAAATGAATGTGTAATTCAGAAAAATACACAATTGAATATTTATGCAACGAATTATAATATATTGCGTATTGATGCCGGTATTTCGGGGCTCATGTACGCGAACTAATCAAATGAACTTTGGACAAGATGTGGAAGAGCCATTGCTGCGGCATGGCTACATTCCACCAAAACGGTTAAAATGAGGGTAATGCCGAGAATTTTACTGTCTCTGTCTTCTCCTTCATCCAATATGCGCTCAATTTCCCGGAGAATTTCGTATTGGAGAATATGCTTTGTTCTTTCTTGAACATGGTGCAGATTTCCAATGAAATTCTGGAATAGAACGCCGTCATTCACAATTTTCATTCGAACTTCATGTGACAATTGGGCGCGGAATGCGAAAATATTGTAGGCACCCTTGTAAAAATTGTTCAAATCTTTGAGGGACATATTTTGAAACCATGCTATGTCAGTGTAGTGACCTAGCATATCAATTTTTTGAAAAACACGAACAAGAACTTGATTAAATCGCTGTTCTTTGTTGAGTTTGGGTGAGTCAAATTTGACGCGCCCTTCTTTTTCCTTAACAGCGGTCATTTTTTTCATGTATTTTTCGAAGAAGTTTTTACCAGATGCACCCAATATGAGCTGTTTTTGCGTAAATGGGTTGATTGGGTTGGCTTCTGACATAATCATATGAAGTGAGCGAATATCGAATCCATGAGTGAAGCCTTCTTCATCCTTGTAATCAATATAGTATTGGATTGGGATTTCAAAGAGCGAATCCATTGTGCCACAGTCTTCTTTGTTGTTGCAATTGCGTCTTCGGCGGATATTCCATCCTTTGAAGATTTTTTGAATCGCAATAATAGACCCTTCATGGCTCAAATATGGCTCAAAACGTTTAATGATAAATCGTTTAAGTGCTTTGTAAGAATTTCTAGGAGCTTCCGCATCATAGGCGATTCCATAGAATTCACAGGAGCGCTCCAATTTGTCATTATTAATTCTTGTTTTCGATTTGATATCATGATATGTATAAATATCGCTCTTATTTTGTTTGGAAGCTATCTTCTTTTTCTTAATAAGAGCTTCAACTGCTTGTTGAACAGCTACCGGTGCTACCTCTTGTACAGGTTCTTCAACCAGCACTGGGGCAACTTCTTCGGCGACAACTGGGGCGATAATTGGAGCAGCAGCCATTGGTTCAGCTCCTAAAATTGAATCAATCCGAACAATATTTTGACTTCTTGTATGAATTCCACAATAATCTGAATTTGGTTTTTTGTCATAACAACATTGAATATTTTGATGACGAGCACGAATAGACATGCATTTATTTATATCATAATATACTGTTTGCATTCTTTGATTTATATTATATGAAATATTTTAAATAATAATAAATCAATTTTTGTATAAATAAAAAAAAATTGATTTATTTTTTTGCCATTCTTTTTAGTATTACAAAACACTACACAAAATGTCCGCTAACTCTACCGCCGATTCTCGTATTATTTCTACTGAAGACTTTGATGTTTCAAACGTCACTGCTACTGAACCTAAGAAAAAGAATGACCGCCTTCAAAGCTATCTTCTTTACAATACTTCTACTTTTTATGTTGAGACCAATTTTGGACGTGCTCCATTTGGTGTGAAAGCATTTGAAGGAGGTGATAAGACTGATTATTCATTGAATATTTCGTTGGAAAATGATGATAAATTGATTCAGAGTTTGAGCGAACTTGATGAGTATATGATTGATTTTGCCGTTGAACACAGTATGATTATTTTTAAGAAAAAATATACTCCTGCACAACGTGAAGTTGTCAGAGCAATGTACACATCTTCTGTGAAGAAGTCCGAAGGTGGTGATTATCCCCCTCGTATTGCTCCTAAGATTCAGAAGAAGAGTTCTACTGACCCAACCCCAGCACTTTTGTTCTACCATTCCGAAGAGGAAGAGGTTGAAATTGAGTCATTCTCCCAGTTGGAAAAACTTGTTCCAAAGGGTGCCAGAGTGAAGGCAATTGTCTCTCTTCGTCCTTGGTTTGTGAGTGGAAGATTTGGTGTGAATCTCACAATTCAGCAGATTCTTGTTCCCAAGATTTCTAATGGAAAGCCCACTACTTATGCTTTTAGCAATAAGACTGGTGTTGCTTCAATGAAGATTTCTGCAACTGAATCAATCAAAGCGATTGAGAAGGCAAATGAAGAAGAACCCGAAGATGAGCAAGAAGATGAGCAAAAAGCCGATACTGATGTTGAATCTGTTGAGGATTCTGATGTTGTTGAAGCTCAGGAAGAGGAAGAAGATGAGGAACCACAACCACAGAAAGTGGTTAGAAAGCCCAGTTCAGCCCCTGTTCCTGCTGCAAAGCCAGCTGTTGCTCAGAAGCCTCGTGCAGCTCCTGTTCGCAAGTAGATTTTATTTTTGAAATTTACGATTGATATTAAAAAATAATGAATTATAATAAATAATGAACTTTATTCATAGCCATGATTTAGGCGATAATATAAACACTTTTGAACAAATTATTCAAAAAATCAAAGAAACTAAAAAATACAAACATCTTATTATTGTAAATGATAATAAAGAATATACTACTGCTATTGTAAATTTGGGGAACAATGACCCGCTAAAAAAACTTACCAAGAGCGATTTTACATTTCATTTGGCACCTGCTAAAAAGATTAAAGAAAAAACTAACAGCTGTGAATGTTCAATTTGTTTTCAACAATTTCAAAAAAATGACTACTACAGAGAATTAGATGGATGCAAACATATATTTCATAAAAAATGCATAGATGAATGGTTTTTTCAATCAAAATCATATTCTTGTCCATTATGCCGAAAGAATCCTTATTCTTTACAAAGGTAAAAATTTATCATTAATAATATTATTAATGATAAATAAAATATCTATTTATTTTATATTATGTCAAAATTAAAAATAATATCAAATCAATCAGATTCAAATAAAATTATTCCTAATAATATAAATACACTTGGATTTTTAAACAAAAATTTTGAAATATTATCCAATAAATCTAAAAAAGCCTACAGTTTTGAGTCTGAAAATAAACATGATATAATTGATAAATTATTTAATAATAATTCATTAGTTTATATTCCAAAGTTAGAAAAAAATACAACACGTATTGCATCTTATAATGTTCATGATTTTGTAACTATTTTTAAAAACTATGAGAAAAAAAGAAATATTGATAATTTCATCAAATTTTTTAGTGCGCTTAATGCGGATATATTGTGCTTACAAGAAATTGTACCAATCATTGATAAAAATATAAATAAGAATATTAAAGTTAGCTCATTGGACTCTTATAATTATAAATTTCTTACTCAAAAAATGAAGGAAATTGGATATCAATATAGTGCTCTCCTTAATAATATTATTGGTGAGTCTTATTTCCTTGAAAAAAAAAATTATTATGTTTTAGGAAATGGAATATTCTCAAAAATACCATTTGAAAAAGAAATATTTAATTTAACTGGGAATAGGTCAGCTATTTTAGCTTTCTTCAAAACAAAAGATATTAATTATATAGTAATAAATACACATATTGAATATGCAAATCCAAGAATATTTGATACAGAAAAACTAAAAAAAAATACTGGATTTGAAGATATAAGATTGCTCCAAGTTCAACAAATATTAGAAATCTGTAATTATGCTATTGAGAAATATAAAACAGAAAATATCTTTTTATCTGGAGATTTTAATGACAATCATTTTAGTAAAAGATTATCTGAAATATTTAACAAATTTGTTAGTCTGAAAATGCATAAAAATACAAACATATTCAGCAAAAATACAACTGATTTCATATGTCCATCAAAAAATACTCTTAAAAATATATTCATTTTTAATTATGATGCAATATACGCACCTCTTAGTGACCATCTACCAATATTTTTAGATTTTTGTCTATCATCTAACAAAGAACTTATTAAAATACTCTCAATCAAAAAGAGAATAATGGAAATTAGTGCTCCTGATAATCTTGAATATGTTACAGATTTCATTTCCAATTCAGTCACAAAATATGTTCAATTTAATTTTTCCAATACTATTATTTCACAATATTATCTTAATATAAAAAGCTGGTATTATTTTGCGAATCTTGAACCAATGTTTAATATTAAACCGTATGATTATTCATCGCTTGTTGATAAATTAATAAATATAAATGACTTTTACAAAAATTATAAAAAAATAGCTGAACTTTTTAATGGAAAACCTATAAAAATTACAAAATCATTGGAGAAAAATAGACCATATATTGAAGATATGCTTATTCAATTCATAAAATGCAGACCAAATATGAAAGTTATAACAGTTTGGCCAGCAATAGATTATGATTTACATAGCAAAGAAATGCAAAAAATATTGGAAGAAAATGGTGATATTTATTATGAGAAAGAAATATATTTAAATTATTGGGAAGCAATGAGTTTAATGTTTCAAATATATTTAACAACAGATAGGAATAAAACTATTGACCATCTTGATTATAATGTTAAACAAAAAGGATGGGAAAAAAATGAGGAAAAGAAAAGAGTTGTAATTATATTTTATGACCATAAAAAAGGAGGGGAAATATCTGGGTCTGAAAGCGAATTCAAAACAAAATTAAGGTCCTTCTGGAAAACAAATGAAATGAGACCATATGATATATTACATATTAATGATTTCTTTCAAGAAACGATTGATTATGCAACAATATATCTAAATAAAAATAGTTTGGATTTATTAACAAAACAAAATATTATTCAATTAATAAAAAATAATTCATATGAACAAATAGTATATATTAATACACTTAAAAAATCATTTTATAAAAATTTTGCTCAATCAGAATTAATTAACTTTATTCTTCTTTCCAGTATAATTTTATATGCATATGGTCTAAGAAAATTTAATGATATTGATGGATTTATATATCCTATGAAAACAAAAAATAAAGATTTTTATGAAAGATATAATAAGTTATATGATGTTTCATCTAATTCATTTATACCATTTATAGATATATCTTATGAAAGCTCAAAAGCATATGAAGATTATATACTAAAATTTTATGATAAATTAGCATATATTTTTGATAAAATAAAATATGAAGAAGTAATATTTAACCCCAATTATCATTTCTACTTTTTTGGATTAAAAATGCATTTAATAGAATTTGAAATAATTAAAAGAATTTACAGATTTAAGCCTTCTTCATGGGCAGACCTTGTTATGATTAAAAATAAATTACATTATCCAATTGTTTTCCCGAAAATACCAGAAAAAATAAAGTATAGAAATAATAAAATTGATAAAAATATATTAATTAAAACAATGCTATATTATATTAAAACAAGATACTATACTCATATGAAAAAAGAAGATATTGAAAAAATGTTTGTTAATAAAGAAATTACATCCAATATTGATAATAAAAATATTGATAAAGATATAAAATTTTTTAAAAATTTAATTGGATAAAATTTGTATCAAAAAAATATAATATATTTTTTTAATTTTTTTGTATTATAAAAATAATTTTTTAAATCATCAAAATAAATTTTTTAATTACTTTGAATTAGTAGTGCTGGCAAGATGAGGAGAAATAGCCTTCATCACAGAGGTGAAGTAAAAGTTCT